AATACGTACCAAAGCGGCTCACATTGGCTTGCCTTGCTCTTTTCTACACAGCTGTAATTAGCCCAGGCTTTACCTGTCTTGGCACTTGTGCCCTCACGCCATATGCGGGCGCCGTGTCGGCACTCAGGCTTTGGGTCTAGCACCGTGGCATTTAGCTCGTTAGCTACGTTTTGTATTGTTGCAGCTATGGCATTAGTAGCCCAAAGGTCATCAGCTAGAGGCGCTACAGCTTTAGCACTTAACACCTCTACCTTTTCCATATCTTGCTTAGTGCTACGTGCAATACCGCCAGGTGTTAACAAGCCTAAAACGCGCCCGTAAGCTGAGGTGATACAGTTTTCTACCCAAAAATGCAGGTTTACGCCTCGGTCTGATCTAACCTCTAAAGCGTAATCAACAGCGCTAGGCTTTTCGTCATCATAATTACGGTAGGCCTCAGCTCGTACCAATATATAACCTTTTGTTATATCTATATCCTCAATATATGCAACCAGGCGCATTGTTGGAAACTCAGCACGTGCCCTAATAATGCGGGCGTTGACGTCCTCGTAACCCTCTAAAAAATTAGTCATTTGATTAGCTCGCATCGCGTAGCGCTTTTGCAATATTGCGCCCTCGTAGAAAGCCCTCGCCGTGGCCGTGTTTAAAACCAATTGAGTAGCCAATAACCATAAACATAAAGCCCATACCGCAGGCTCCTAAACCAATCAAAATATCTAAACTATTCATATATCTGCCCTTTGTTAAGGCCGATCAAGCTACTAACCGAGTAGCCCTCTCAGCGTGTAACAAAAGTATGGGGCTAAGCACCGACAAAAGGCAACACGACACGCCTAACGGGCTAATCTATCCTCTAAAAGCATCTCGTAAATCTTATCAACGCGGGCCTCTATACGGTCAACGCGGCCCCTAAGGTTGTGCCCGCCGTTACCGTCAGGCCGTAGCTCTGATAGGTAGTACTTAACAAGGTGGCGTATAAGCCCAGCTCCTAGCCCCAAAATAGTACAGCTGCCTAAAGCTATACCAACTAAAAGCTGGGCCTGTTCCATTACTTAGCGCCTACGCCTAATTGCTTTTCGGACGGCTGAATAGCTTTAAGTAGTGGCCCAATCAGGCCAGCTAAAAAAGCATTAGCCAATACCTTAGGGTCTGAGATACCTGATATATACAGGGCACCCACGCACGACAAAGCCGCACGTAGGTAAGACAGCGCCGCCGCCTTTAGTTGCTCTTTCATTGTCTCGCTCCTTTAATGCCCTTTAGTTGATCTGTTTAAGTACAAACACCGTAGTAGAACCTGATGCAACAATTCCATATAGGCCCTCATTGTCACCTACGGGTAATTCCATTTTGTCATCAGTATCTAGCTTGTAGCCGTTTGCTGTAGTTACGTTGCTAGCACCTATATACAGGGCACCGCCTGAGTTATGAAGCCATACTGTTTGATCCATAATATTTGCAGCTACTAATAAAGTAGCTGTTGTAGTTACTGTTACCTGTGAGCTAGTTGGCATTTTCTAATCCTAACTTTGTAATTAAAGCTGTTACCTTTTCAGGCGTTAAACTTACCTCAAAATGCATCTCATCTTTGCGGTTTTTGTAATCGCCACCCCAGGTTAAACCATATTTTTTAGCTAGGGCGCGGATCATAGGCACTTTGCCAGCCTCAAACGTGCCGACTTTGCCCAAAGCGTGCTGTGTGGCGTTTAGGTCTATAGCTGTACCTGAGCTATGGTTGCTTAGTTTTGTTGCCTCACCTCGCACCATACGGTAACAGTAGCCCCAATCATCTAAGCCGCCTGTATCTATTGGCTCAATAAGTGTATGAAACTCAGCGGCAAAACTAACGAGCAACGGTGCAACCTTTTCAGCGCATCGCAGCTTAATTGTTGTGCCAGGTACAGGGTAGGACTTTATGCCTATCTCAGCCTGATCCTTTGAAGCTGGCCAACCGTTGTAACTAGTCTCCATTAGTAACGCTCGGTGTGAAGTGTTCCGCCTCAGGATTTAGATAGCGTTGATAGTCTGAGTTGGCTGGGTCTGTTGGAATAAACGCAACAACGCCATCTTCGTCAATTCGCTTGATAACCTTAACGCCATTTTCATTTTGGATTTCTTCATAAGTTGTCATTGTTATCTCCTAGAGTTCTGCGCTTGCGGTTATGTAACCGACAACAACATTGTTTGCGCTGGTTGTCGGGCTGAAGTCAATTTGAGTTACTGTGTTTGTGTATTGCCCAAAAATGCCTGAAACTGTCACATTAGTACTAGCATCTTCATTACGCATTTGTCCTGCCGTGCCGTTGTTTGGATTATAAACAACGCAGGTTGGATTGACTCGCATTGTGACTGGCAAGCAAAACGCACCAATCCAGCGGTTTCCGCTTGAATTTGTACCGCCGCGAATTAAACCGCTAGAAGTTGCAGCACCAGGCACAACAGATAATTCAGGTGACTTGTAGAAATAACGCTGGCAAGCGGCTAATTCTCCTTGGATTGTTCCGCCAGCACCATTGCTACGCTTAAAGGCAGTTGCTACAGAACCAAGTTCTAATTGCACTCCTGTAATTTCAATGTAATCGGCAGCACCAGCAGTACCTACAGGAGTAAATCCTAAATCAAGTGCGAATTGTGTAATTGTTGACTGACAAGTTGCGTTGAAAGAATAGCGTACCCAAGAAGTAGTTATTACTTGTGTTGTAACAATTGCATTAACGCCACCTGTAAATGAACCATAACTTTGGTCTGTGCCTGTCCCAGTTTGCATATTTACAAACATTGCAGACGAAGCGGCAGAAAAATTAGAACCTGCCCTTGCATAAAAAGATAAAGTAATGGTCTGACCTGCAAAACGATAAGCATCTGCGGACTCTGCTGTATAAATTACGCTTATTCCATTTGTAGCAGTTGTACCAACATCTCTTTGAATTCTTTGTGAGTATTGAATTCCAGTAAGACTCGATGCTTGTCGGCTAAAAGTTGAACCTGTTGTGTTTCGATAACAACGCCATCTGTCTGCACCATAGGCAGTTGTTGTGCCAGTAAAGGAGGTTCCTCGCTGCCAAATGTCCATACCGCCGTTGATGACTACATTACCGTTATAGGCTGACTGATAGCGCAAGCCTGTTGAAGTGGAACTATCTGCTACGAGTGTCTCGCCATTGTTTCCAACAGCTAAGCGGGCAGGTGTATCAGCTGCGCTAGCTGCGACTATATCGCCCTTAGCATCCACGATTGAGTTTTGTATAGCGTTGCTGTCATCAAAGCCAACCCAGGCTGAGCCTGAATAAGTTAGTACCGCATCGGTATCTTTTAGGTAACAGCATTGGCCCTCTTGTGGTGAGGTAATAGCCGCATCACGCGCTGCAGCTGAGGCAAACACTAATACGCCCTGCATTAGGTAGCCGTTAGTATCAGCTGCCGTTAGTACCTCGCCAGTTGTAAAGGTTTTAAAACCTAATCCAGCTGCCATAATTTTGCTCCTTAGTAGGCCAATACGCCGCTGTCAAGCAAGCCGTATAGGTTTGAGTTTAATATAAAGCCATCAATAATTGGCTCTAAAGTAGTGAGTGTTGTTTTCCAGCTATTAGGCGTAATGCTTTGAGCTACGCCAAACACCTGCAAAGTTTTAGTTAGGGTTGATCCGCCAGGCTGGTTAGTTGTAATGGTTACTGGGTCAAAGTAATCAAGCCCCAAAGCTGCAACCGTGCCAGCCGTGTAATTGTCTGTGTATAAATCTAATTTAATAGCATCACAACGTATAGAGGTTTCAGCCCTAGAAGCTACGTAGGCACGGGCATAGTCCAGGGCTACGGCATCGGTTTGCATCAGTAGGTTTTGTTGGTTGTAGCTATGAATAAAGTACTTATCTATGCTGGCCTGATTTATAGCTGTTTGTGCTGTGCCGCCTGTACGGGTGATAGAGGCTGAGTTATATACCAAAGTGTCATCAAGGCGCCAAACAGCATCAAAGTAACTTATATCCGTGCCGTTATCGTTAAACACAACAGGGGCTTTACCCGTGCTGCCAGCTGTAACGGCTCTATCCTGAAAAACAAACGAGCCAGCTGCATCCACGTATAAGGCGCCGTACTCGCTTGTTTCTACTGTCTGCATAGCTGCAAGGCTTGTACGAGCTGTGCCAGGATCAGCCTGCATTGTTGTTAGCCCTGCATCAACATCGCGCATAGTTAAAGGCCAGCCGATTTGGTCTAAAATCTCGTTTATGCGAGTGCCTGATAGATCACCTGCGGTTGCCCCTGTGACCGTACTAATCTGTGCATTTTGTGCAAGCCTAAAGGCATCCACAGCCGTAATGGTTGTATATACAACATCGTTAGCGTTTTTAGGCGTAGTGGTTGTATAGGTTGTAATGAAGCCTGCAAAGATTGGGTAGGTAACCGCGCCGTAGGTAGCTGTAATTTGTACCTTACGCATAGGGGTTAACAGGTTGTAATACGGTGAGCTAGGGTTTTGCGGGTTAAAGTCTCCGTTTTGGTCAACAATACGCATAGTAAGCGTGCCTGTTTGGAATTGGTCAGCCTGTGGGTTTCGCCCGCGCATAGTTTGTATGCTGTCAACAACGTTAGAAACATCAACAATTACTGAGGCGCTATCTGCCAAAATATTGGTGCCTAATATGCCGCTGTCTAAAATCATAGCTTGAGCAAAACTAGGCCCAGTACTAAAGTTAATAACAGCGTTAATTACAGGTACGGTCATACTGGCAACGCCCCTGCAAAGTTAAGGTTATTACCAAACCTGTTGTTTTGTTGTACCGCATTTTGTACAACCTCAATAAGCCCGCTTGTCTTATCCTCAATAGTTACAATAACCTCAGTTGATCCAGCGCCGTAGCCGCGGCCTGTGTTCATATTTGAACTATAGCCGCCAAAATCGCCTAGTTTCTTTTGAAACTCAATTAAAGATAAGTAATCGGCATAGTTTTGCTGCTCTTGTAGCAAGGCAAAAGCATTAGCACGCTCGGTTGCAGCTGCCGCATATTCTAACAAAGCATCTGTAGAGGCGGCTAAAGCAACCTCTTTAGCTACGGGCGCCACATAATCACCAATAGGGATACCTGTGCCTAGTGCGCCGCTTGTAACTGGCTTGCTCAAAGATTGAGCATTAGCTACACCTAGCAACCTAAGCATCTCCTCAATTTTCTTTAAAGCCATATTGAGGTTGTTTTGGTCAATAAGCTCTTTAGGTTTAAAGGCATCAAGAATATTTTTAATATCGGTTAATTTTAGGCTTTGGTTTTGTAGCGTGCCTAAAATCTGCAAATCTTTGTTTAATTTTTCGGCTAAGCGCGTTGCCGCAGCTACATCCTTATTGGCTATTGCATCCTCTAGCGCCAACATATCTTGCTTAATTGTCAGGCGCACAAGGTCATTTGCCAGTTGCAAGCGTTGCTGATCGCTAGCCGATACACCCAGCTTGTTAATCTCATCTTGCTTAGCCAGCAAGGCAGCTTGTATTTGGATAGCATCAAGGTTAAATACATCCTGGCCTTTACCCAAAGCCAGGGCAGCCTTATCCAGGGCCGCCTGGTCTTTCTTTGCCTTAGCTGTTGCAGCTGCGCTTTTAGCCTGTGCGTTAGCCAATTTAGCAAGCTCTTTATTGCGCTTAATCGCATCTAGCTCAGCCTTTTTACTAGCTGCCAAAGCTGCGCGGCCTGTGTCTTGATTGGCCAAACTCATAGGCTGGCTAAACGGCTGTGGGCCTTTAATCTCTTTTAATAGCTCAGCTGCACGCTGTGGGCTAAAGCGGCCTAATACGTTGCCTACCGCACCAAAAACGCCCTTAACTATGCCTGCCCCTGGGATAGTTGCTATTTGCTCTTTAAGGTAAACGATACTATCAATAAAATTAGCTAGTGACTTTGCGGCGTTTTCTATATCTTTGCCTAAATTGTCTATACCGTCACTACCGCCTACTGAGTCAATAGCTCCTAAAAGGCTAGTGCCAATAATCTCTTTAGCGTTGTTTGTTGCAACAGCCAAAAGGCTCATTTGTCCAATATAAGTATCAAGGGCAGCTTTACCTGAGCCAGCAAAACGATCAGTAATTATTTGCTGTATCTGATCAAACGACATAGCCGCCAGCTCAGCCTGTGTATATCCTAAATCCAATTGCTTTAATGCTTTTTTGTTGCCAACGTAAGCTTGTGCCAATAAGTCAACACTAGAGGCGTAATCAAGGGTTGATCCGCTAGAGACGTCAAAGGCTAGGGCTAAAAGCTTTTCAGTTTTAGCTATTGATCCAGTAACACCTGCAAGCTGTGCAAAGGCGGGGCGTAACTGGTCATCAAGCACGCCTGTTTGGCTTTGCATCTTAGATATAAAGCCCTCAGCATCAACAGCTGCATAGGCTAGGCCAACGTTTTTTAAAGTAGTAGCCAGTAACCTTTGAGCTTTAATATCCTCGCTGGCTGCCTTAACTGAGGCTTTGCCATAAGCCAAAACGGCAGCTGCGCTTAGGGTTACCCCTAGCGTGCGGCCTAAGTTTTTTACGCTGCCTGTGAGTTTCTTAGTGGCTTTGTCAGCATCAGCAAAAGACTTTTTACCTAAAAACTGGCTGGCAATATTTATTACTAGATCGGTGGCCATTACGCTGCCCTCTTTGTTAGCTCATAAAAGTTAGCCGCTGAGGTTTCTAAAGCTTTGATTACAGCTGCGTTAGCCCTGCCGTTATCCTCAGCCCAGGCACGGTAAATTAGGCGGCCTGTTTCTTTTGTTGTAGGTCTGCCAACCATACCTTTAGGGCGTGCATTAACTAGCTGGCCTGATGAATTAAGGTTGCTAATAAACTGTTTACCCGCGTTTGGGTTGGCTGAGTTGTTATAGCCCTTACGGTCACCGCCAGCTGGCTCTACGTAGTAGTTCAGCTGATAGGCACCCTGTTTGTAATATTCACCTGTTGTACGGTAAACCAAACTTTTGCGCTGGTAATTAGGTTGGCCTTGTGGGTTTTTACGGCCCGCTGTTTCATAGATAGCGCCAGCGGCAGACTTATTAAGGATACGAGCCAAAGCTACAAAGCCGTTTTTGTTAGGCTTTGAAGGGCTTGTGCTGTAGGTAATGCCAGCCTTAGCTTGTACTGAGTTAAACTTTGGAAAAGGTCTATATACAAGGTTTTCTGCACCCGATATATTTTTAGTCCAGCCTGATAGCACCTGGTTATCACTAGGCACAAAACCACGTGCAACCTGGGTTACAGTTTTTAAAGCTGTGGCCATTTCAATTTGTGTTTGCTTAGATAGATCAGGGGCAAAGCGTTTAAGGGCGAGACGAAGCTGTACGGCCCCCTCTAGCTCTACTGGCATTTTGTAGCTCCTTTGCTCTATCCTGCAAAACTTTAAGCATATTACGTAGCATTACATCGTCAAGGTCTAGCAAATACTGGGGCGCGATACCCGTTTCTACGGCTAGCTGCGCTATGAGGTAACCAAAATTACCGCGCCCCACTATTGCGAAGGGTCATCATCCAATACCTCAACCTTAGCTAAGGTATCTAAGAATAACGCTCCAAAAACAGGCACCTCAACCCCACTAGCCCTGAGGCACTCGTGAGCTAAAAAGTACACATCTGTTTGCTTTTCATCGTCTCTAAAGGCTTTATGAAAACCTTTCTTTGCATATAACTCAAAGGCATACTCAATACGGGGCGTTATCTGATGCTCAGATACCGTACCGTCAACCCTTGTTATTTTAAGCTTTGCCATTGTTAGCCCCTTGTCTGTTTAGTTATGGTGTGGTTGTTACTACAATTGGTGAATTACAAGTAAAGGTAATGCTCTGTGTTGACTCGTCAGCTACAGCGCCGTTAATGTCGGTTGTGTTATTAACCAAAACTGTTGTGCTGTATAGCGGGTTAGTTGTTGAAACTACGGCGCTTGTTTGCTTTAGCGTTAGGGCTACTGTTGTACCCCAGGCAGCTTGTAGCGTTGCTCGTACTGATCCTGCACCTGAGGCAGCATCATCATTTAGAAAGTCTAAAGTGATCGTGCTAGCTTCAAGGCCTTTTACAAACTTATGAGCGCTGTCACCCATAGCTGTTACCTCTAGCTCATCAAAGCTACGGTTAATTGTTGCGCTTGTAACGTGGTCTGATAGCACTACTGAGTTAAGAGTAGCCACTACGCCGTTTGATAAGAAAATTGCCATTAGGGCTATTCCTCTACTTTCTGTGTTGTTGTTTCTTTTGGTTGGGTTTCTTTAATCT